CCCTTACAATTTCGCCCAATTTTTTTGCTTTATCTATCGTTTCTTTTGGCACTTCTTTTATAGTTCTTTTTTTGTCCCAAGGTAACGGAATCAATGTTTGAGGAGTAATACTTGTTCCCTTTTTTAAATGTGGCTGGATGGCTATACTTGCGTGCATTCGTACCATCTCCCATATTTCCTTCTGATCAATTTCGTGACCTTTGACAATAATATCTAGTTCTTTCCTTGATAAATAAAAAAGCTGATCATAGGGTACTTTTGTTCGCCCCATGATCAGCAGTAGTATTTCTTTTGAACTGTAAGTTTCTGAATCTTCAGAACTGCCTAGTTCGTTTTTTTTTCTTCAACTCCCAATTCTGACACCAAATCATTAAGGCAAAGGTTGAAAGCCTGAAGAACATTTTTGCCATCAGTCCAGCTTTTTAACTCTTCAAATGTAATAGTAGCTTCACCTCTTCTTATGCTTGCCACTTTATGACATTCGTACAGGAAAGCATAAATGATGTCTAGCTTTGGTATTTTTCCGCTACTTGAAAACATATCTAGCACTCCGATACCTGTTTTTTCCTCAAAGTTAGCCAATGCTCCAAGATTGGGATATAGAAATATCTCGCCCTCTTTATAAGTTAGCTTATGATACTGTGCTGCCATATTAGGTAGTTACAACCCCAAATACAGGTTCATCAGCAAAGTCCAAGGTCGCTGAAAAACTTACCTGCGTATCAGTGTCCGCTGTGATTGAAATGTTGTTCACCTGAACATCAACTGTAACAATCTCATCACCGACATTTGTACCACCCCATACCGCTGGGATTATATTACCCAACTGCTCAGCAATGTCAAATGCGGTTACGTTGGGAGTTGCTGTCTTATTGTAATCACCTGTAAAGTCAATTGAACCTGACTTCTGACCACCAGCGATCCGAACTGAATAGTCACCTGTGCATCGGTTACGAACCTCGATTGATGTATTGGAAAAAGTGATTGTGGATGCAGTCTTGCAGACCAATTCTTTTTCCTGTCCTCCTATTGTAACAAGCAGTGCGAAGTCACCGCCGTCTATGAATGTATTTGCCATTTTTCAAAATGTTTGATCAAATATAAATGATTTTTTTATTTCTACGCAACTTGCCAAATATCAAAGGAATATCTCAATAACTTTCGATAAGCTACCTGAGTACTCCCCTGCTCGATAATTGATTGGCTAAATGACTTGATGTCGATTATTAACCAATCCGATGGCATCACCAAAACCTGCTTTGTAACCATCGGTCGGATCGAAGAAGCTATATTTTCAGAAGCCAATTTACCTGATGAACCAATTGGAAATTTAGTCACTATGTCGATAGTAAGGTTAGCTGTCATCCTAGGCGAACATCTATTGCCTATCACTTCCGTGTCGGTCTGATCTGTAATTAATACATAAGCCTGACCGCCTACATAATTGGCAGGAGTAACATTCGGATTCAGAAAGCTATCCTTTACAGGAATCGTGACACCTCCAACAACTAGCGGAGTAATTGCATCAATTACCGCCTTTCTCAGATCGGAAGCCACCTCTTTACTTAATTGCATCGCTAATTGCTTTTTCTATTCGTTTTTCTAAACCGGCAGTGAATCGGAAAACATTGGGAAAGAAATAAGGCTTCCCTCTCAATGTACCTTTACCATCCTTAAAATACTTCATTGCCAATGCTCTAATCTCATCGGTGTATCCTGATCTTGAAAGCAATTGTGCAGCCTGAATACCTGTATTGAACTCCATGTATCCATCAAAATCATCCATTCGGTTGTCGGGATTGGTCAGCACAAAGATTTCCCAAGCAATCGCCTCACCTTTGACAAATGATAAAGGTTCTGACCTTATTCTCTGATTTATATTCAACTTTAATTCAGGCATCTCAGGAACATAGGATGGCGCATCTTGTGCAGCATTGATTTCTATTTTCTTTGCCGTGTCTTCAAGTTCATCTGCAATCGCAACAATTGCATCAGTCCCTTTCTGCGAGAGCATCTTTATTGCCTGATCCAATCCCGTTATCCTGATTGCCATTAGGTAGGTTCATTAAAATTAGGGTTGTCTGCTTGACCAACTCGGATCATAGTTATCACATACTCCTTTGTCATACGCTCATCCATCAATTCAACTGCATTGATCTTGTGATACGCTCCTCGGTAAAGTACCTGCATAGATTCATCAGGCTGGAAGGTTGACCGCCATTGGATGCCCATCTGATAGGTTCTTGGCAAAGTTAACTGCAATGCCTCCACCCGATTCCCTCCGCTTACCTGCATTATTCGTGCAAAGGTAGTTAATACAGGTGTCCAAGCTATCAAAGCACCTCCATAGCCATCATCGGTTGAACCAAAGTTTCCGAATGTGATGGACTGATCATAAGAGCCGAAATTTATACCCATAAGTCCTCCCTGAATTTCATCTCGCTGGTGATGGATAAATTAATTGCCTGATTAACCGCCTCTGCCATTCCATTCTGCCTGTATGCAAAGCCTGTCGCTACTCGCTGAAGAACTGCAACACGTAAAGTCATTGGTACATTTTGATAACCTGCCTCGTAGATGTAGTTCTTAACCTCTTGCTCATCTGTTGTCACATCCGATACCCAAGGATTAATCGGATAGACTCGCTCGGCTTTTGGATTGTTGGAGATAGTCACATTGCGAACCGATAGCAATTGCCCCGAATTCTTTTCCGTTGTGTCGATAGATGCAGAAAGCAAAGTGCTGATCAAGTCATCCCAATCGGTCTGATCAGGTGTCATCTGAAGCCATGTCTTCGCCTCGGATAAGGTTACCGCTTGAATCTGCGGTTCATCTATCTGTATAATCAGTTTACTTGGTGGCATATTTAAGGTCTTCAATTTTTACCCACATGGCTAACTTTTTTTCTACCAGCAATCTATTTCGGTCTTCACCAAAATCTATCACTTCCCCTTTTTGAAAGTGCAAGTAGTTAATTAATAGCTTAATCATCGTTAAAGGTATCTATTTTTGATATTACAACAAATGTTTTTTGTCCTTCCAAGGTTCGGTGTCATTCCAAATACGATAACAATGGAAAACGTAAAGATTCTTTAATTGACCTAGCTTTAATCCTGTTGCTTTTACCTGTTCAGAAAAGATGGCATCGCAAGCAATATTTTTCTCCATGAATCCTCCAACAGCTTTCCAAGTTGATTTCTTGAATGCCATAAAGTAGCCAGCAATGACCTCACCTCTACCCATTGGCTCAATCCCTATCTCGTTGTAGGTCAAAGCTATGTGATAGTGGCTTTTTATGTCTGTGTCAAAACTAAATTTCCCCTCATGTAATTGGTAAGCCTGTTTTATCCGATTGGTTCGGCATCCAACTATCCCAAACTTATCACCATCCAAAGCCAATGAGTCTTCTATTCGTTTTCCCCAATCATCGGTCAGGTAGGTAATGTCACCATCCTGCAAGACTATCCACGTGTCATCCGGTAAATTTAGGCACTTGATAAAATCATTGTAGGCCTTCCCGATATTTTTGTCTGATCTGAACGGATTGGAGTAGATTATCATATTACTTGCCAAGTTGGAATTGGTACTATGTACTTTGCATTCGGGATCAAAGGTCGCAGTTTGGTAATAATCTCATCTTTAAAGTTCCAAGAAAGAATTAAAACATAATCAGGCTGGTAATCAATTATTGATTGAAGCCCAACAATCGGAATGCCCGTACCTGGGGAATACTTGCCGATCTTTTCGGGTGTTTCATCACAAATAAATTTGATTAAGTCTGTACCAATACCGCAAAAATTTAACAAAGTGTTTCCCTTGGCTGAAGCTGCGAAGGCACACACTTTTTTACCGTTGGCAATAGCTGTAAGATATTGGCTGATTTGATCTTTTATCCAATAGACTTTACTTGACCAGTTTTCATAATCGGAAAGGTTATTCCAATAGTTTGATTCATAGAGTTCTGTCAATTCTTTCTCGCCTTCCTGCTTCCTGATCTCATAACGCATCGTTCCACCGTGAATATCTTGAAAAGACAGATCAACAAGATGCAACCCTACTTTTTGACACAAGGCTATCATTGGTTTGATCGACCAATAACTCATGTGTTCAAAGTAAACTTGATCGAATTGGTTTCCTTCCATCGTTTCCATCCAATAAGGATTCTCGATGACTATGACCCCGTTAGGTTTCAAGGCAATCTTGCAAGCCTCCAAGAACTCGGTAACATTGTTAAGGTGAGCAAATACGTTGGTTGCGGTGATTAGGTCGCAGGTGTCTTTAAAATGATTTGCAACCCTTAGCCCCCAAAATGCAGAAATAGAAGGTATCCTTTTTCCCCTTGATATTTCACATAGATTTTTTGCTGGATCAATATTGGTGACGTGGTGGTTTATTTTTTTTCTAAACTCATCCAGCAAAGTCCCATCATTTCCTGCTATATCTAAATGTCTTGTGTCCTCATTCAATACATACTTTTCCTTCAACTCCACAGCCATCCTTCTGCAATGATCCACGTACCCTTGGTTAACACAACTGCGATACGTGTAGTGGCTAAACAATTGTCCACCATCCACCACCTCGGTAAGCTGTGATAGTCCGCAATTCTCACACCACGCAACTATTAGCGGAAGCCGTGGCGCATTGATAGCTTCTTCCTGCGTGTTAAAGAGATTGTTTGCCAGCGGAATCCTGCCAAGGTCAAGGTATGGATTTAACTCTTTGTGTCCACAGACTCGACAGGTTGTATGCTTTTGTGAAATGATTTCCATTTGTCTAAGTTAAGTGATGAATCCTTTGGAGATGAATTATCGGTAAGCGGTTTTCCTTTTATATTAGGATTCCGCCTTCTTGCATAGTTCAGCATCGTTTTCTTTTCCGTGCCGATGTTGATTATTCCTGTAAGATCAGATTTGGATACCTCAAGAATCATTGGCGCAATGACATCAACATAGTCTTTTGAAGTCCAAAGATTGTTGTATGCCTGTTCATGCGGAAAATTGGATGCACCAAAGCTAGTGCGGATAATCAAGTGATCAGGAACCATTCTTACAGCACATTCACCGCCCAGCTTTGACCAAGCGTAATTATTGACAGGTGATAGCGGATCCGATTCCTTGTAATTTCCCGAAGTACCGGGATAGACGTAATCCGAAGAAATGTAAATCAATCGCTTACCTGCAATCAAACAGGCTCTTGCGACATTGGATGCGCCGATAATGTTGGTTGTTATCAATGAAACGTTTGGTGCGGTTGTGAGTTCGGCTGCTGCTAGAATGATGGTGTCGAAGGAGCAGCATCTAAAAGTGTAAAACAAATGATCTTCTTCAGTAATATCACAATGATCAGACCCAAGACAAATCAAATCCTGATCCAACTTTTTTAACTCCGTACCTAGCAACCCTGTACCACCTAATACTATTGTTTTCATGCTTTGGTAATTACTATAAATCCGTTGTAAAATTGAACCGAATCAAATAATGGAACATTTACATGACAATCTTCTCTTCGATGCCATCCTTTTTCCCAATCTTTAAATTCTGCTGGTTGATTTGATGGAGTTTTACCTCTTTGACCGCTTAAATGAACGTAATCTGCAAATTTTTTAAAATACTCAACAGGGGAGATTTTACTATTCCTATATTCATTCCAATAGGAAGTAGTGGTGTCTTCCACTATGTAAATACCTCCCGATTTCAAGTAATTAAATAGCGTTTCAAAAGTCAGCACCTGCTCCATCCAATAATGATTACCATCATCAATAATCAAATCAAAAGGAGAAAACTGTTCCATGTTTTTCAGTTGAGCCAAATTCCGTTGGTCAAGCAAATGAAATTTAATTCGCTTAGAATAATCAACGCAGGATTCGGAATCTTGTGAAATATCTGCTCCGTGAATAGTTGCTTTTACAAAGTAATCAGCCCACATACTAACCGATTGCCCTTGAGCAACACCAATTTCTAAAATAGAAGTAAATGTTTCTCGGTATGATGAAAGTATCCTGTCATACTTTACCGCATAATTGTGAAACCTAGAAGATTTGTCTGACTTATGCTTGATTGCAATCCTATCCAATAAACTATTATTATTTAGTTGAGTTATGCCTTTTGGTAATGGTGGAAACACCTGTTCATGTTTTCCCTTGAGATTAAGATGACCTCGAACACCCTCATCCCATAGCGCAGATTGTTTTAGGTCAGTATTAATCATGACAGGCTTATACCCCATCGCAATAACCTGCTCATACAACGCTGTTTTACTTTTATGTTCAAAGTGATAGCAATCTTCACGATTCTCAATCGGCTCTTTTGGAAATTTTAATGCAGTAGCAATTTTTTTTGTGACTGTAAATCCTGTCGTTCTAATATGTCTTTTTACCACATCCGATATTTCATAGCATGGTAAATTTCCTGCCTGCAATTGTGCTAAATACTGACCTACAAAATCCTTTGCCATTGGAATGCAATCATCAGTAATCCAAATAAGATTTTCCCATTTGTTGGGAAATCCTTTTAGTCTTTCTTTGCAAACATCCTGAAAAGCTCCTATATCAAATCCTTTATTTTCTCTCGGCACATATTTTACATTGTAATCATCGCATAATTTTGAATAGCGTTCATTATCCTGTTCTAGGTTGTGAACTACAACCAATTCACCCCCAGCCTTATCGCATTGATTCCAGCAGTTAAGCCAAAGTTGTAGATTCTCAAATCTATTCCATACAATTATTGCGACAATCGTTTTTGGTAGAATAGGTTTTGATTCTTCTTTCCACCTATCATGCCATTTATGCATTCTTTTATCAATTTGGCTTTTAGTTTTCTTGAATGGCTTAGATTCTTGACAATGAACAATAATCGGATTTTTTGGTATTGGAAGTGATGGACAATGGATTTCATAACAGTCTTGGTAATCCCATTCCAAAGGCAAAAGTTTAATTTTAAGCCCTTCCATGTAAATAAAATCATTCAATACTCCCTCATCAATTGAATAAGAAAATGGTGCGGTATTGGCATAATTTATTAATCGGTTATAAAAATCTTTGTTAACAATTGATTTATTAGCAACTAATAAAGCTGGCTGAACATCTATTTTCCCTTCTTTCATTCGCTTCATCAACTTATCAAATCTTAACCCCTGCCTTTCTAAAGCAGGAACGTGAGCCATAAAGCATTTGGAAACAATATGGTCTTCAACAGAAATTAAATCAAACTCATTAAGTTCGTCTGAAAAAAGATAGGAAATATCCTGGATGCAAATACAATCGCAATCAATGCATAAAACACGGTCATATCCCACCATATTAAACATCTCGTATCTATACCAAGATGTAGCGTATTTATTCTCGGGAAGATCAACGCTATACTTAACATTAGAGTACCTTGCTTTTATTTCATCGTTTACAAAATGGCAGTTTTTAGCTCCAAATTCTTTGATTACTTCTAAGTCTGCTGTAATGATTTTAAAATCAATGTTTGTACAGTCGGTATATCTCTTAATTGTGTTTAATAGCGTTTTTCCAGCTTCTTTGTAATTTAGGTCAAATACTGTGGTTATTAATATTTTATTTGAATTAGGCATATCGTTTGTAAATATTTGATTGTGTTCATTCCATCTTTTTAAAAATCTCCTATTATCAGTATCCCACAGCGGAGATGTAGGCAATCCTTCGACCTGTTCAACCATCAACCCCATGCGCTGAACCTGAAGCATTAACGTGTCTTTACTTCGATGCTCAAAGTCATAGCAGTCCATTTTGGTTTCTA